ACCGCGCGAGCTACGGGCGCCGGCCGGTGGACGTGCCACGTCAATGCGTGTTCGCCGGAACGGTGAACCACGAGGTCTATCTCAAGGACGACACCGGGAACGTGCGCTATTGGCCGGTGCTTTGCCGCAAGGTCAACCTCGATGCGCTGCGGCGCGACCGGGATCAGATATGGGCGGAAGCGGTGGCTCGATATAAGGGCGGCGAGCGTTGGGCACCCGCGCCGGAGCAGATGGGGTTGTTTGAGGCTGAACAGGAGCAGCGCTTCGTGGGGGATGCGTGGGAGGCGGTGATCCGGAAATACGTCAAACAGGCGTCGGCTATCGGAGACGTGTCCACCGATGAGATCCTGGCCGAGGCGCTGCACCTCGACAAAGGGAAGTGGTCACGCCAGGAGCAGATGCGCGTGGGCTCGATCCTGCGGCGCATGGGATGGGCCCGGCGGCGAGCGGTCGGCGGCGAACGCGACTGGCGTTATTTCCGGCCGCCCGAGCCGTCCCACCGTCCCACCTCCGGCCAAGGAGGTAGCGCGGAGAAAACGCCATGAATTCAGGCCACTGTCCCACGTCCCACGAAAACAGGGGTTTTCTCTCGCGCGCGCGCACGCGCGCATGCAGTTTTACCCACGTTTTAGTGGGACAGGTATACCAGGTGGGACAGTGGGCTGATCGGGCAAGCGAATTTCCGGTCTACCTCCTTGGGACGAGGTAGGACGGCGATGCTCAAATGGCCGGCTATCGTTGAATCCTGGCTCTATCGCGATCCCGGCGAGAATCCCGACGCCTTGCTGGCACGATCAGCCCGGATCGAGCGGACGCCCTGCCAACCGGTCCCAAGATCGACCCACCGGGACCGCTACTACCGCCAGGCGCGGCGGCTTCAAGTGATGCAAGCTATGAGGGGGAAGCGATGAACGGAGAGTGGAATCAGGAAATGGTGCGGCTGCTGACGAATTGGGCTATGTGGCTCGCCAGTGGGAGGCGCCCGGCGAGCTCGCCGTACCCTGCCTACAACCTCGCCCCACCTGGGCCACGCCATGGCAACATCATGCCGATCCTCAGCGGGGAGGCGGAGGATGCGGACCATGTCATGCTGACCCTGCCCGTGCGCTTTCAGCAACCCCTGCGCATGCACTACTGCTGGCCCGGGAGAAGCGACCGATCCAAAGCCTCAGCCTGCAAGTGCTGCCTGAATACCTACAAGGCGAGGCTCCAGGAAGCCCACCTGCTATTCAGCCAGGCGTGGTATCGCCGCCCCTCACCCGCTCAATTTGCCGCTTGACGCCGTTGACACTTTGCCCTAGCATTTGTGCAAAGCTGGTGTGAGTGTCCACAGCAGAAGCCCGAGAGGCGCAAGCCCTCGGGTTTTTTGTTGCCCTGTCAACCCCGTGCGGAGACGGCCGTTATAGCGGCATAGGCTTTTCATCAGCACAGGAGAGGGGCGCTATGCAGGTACGTTCATTGTGATTCCCTGGCCCGTTGTCCAGTTCGGGCCAGCAACAAAGCCCGAGGCAAACACCTCGGGCTTTCTTTTTTGAAAATTCACGGGTCCTTCCTTGGCCCCGTTCATTGCGGGCGAACAGACCGCGGAATTCCTCTAGCGGAACAACGCCCTAGGCTTCCTTACTAGGTTCCGTATGGGCTGGCTGGATTCTCGAAACAATACGGGGCTCGCGCTCAATAAGCGCGAGCTGGCCGAGGCGATCGATCTATCCGAGCGCACGCTGACGGAGTGGCAGTCCGAAGGGATGCCTATCCTGGCGCTGGGCGGGCCCGGCAGCGAGAACACCTACGACTTGGCGGAGGTTGTGCGCTGGGCATGCCTGCGGGAGATCGGCAAGCGCGGGATCCAGTCGGCGTTCGACCGTCTGAATGACATTCGTGCCAAGCGGGAAGAGATAAACCTCAAGCGGGACCTACACCAGATCGTGTTCATCCCGGATATCCGGCCGGCATTCCAACGCTACGTCAACGACATCATGGCGACGCTCATCGGGCTCCCGGAGAAGTATGCCGCCCAGCTCGAGCAGACCCAGGGCGTCGAAGGCAAGCACCAGGTCCTGAGCGACGCCGTGGAGGAAATCCGAGAGATCATGGGTAATTATGAATTCAGCGCAGCAACTCATCCAGGAGGAGATTCGGCGGCTACGCAACCCGCCGAAGATCACGCCGGCGCAGTGGGCTGAGGATTATCGGCGCATGAGCGCCGTCGAGTCCCCCTACATCGGCCGCTTCAGCTTCCGCATCGCGCCGTACTTCCGCTGGTTTCTCGAGCGCTGGATCCAGCCGGACGTGAGGAAAGGGATCTGCCGCAAGAGCGCGCAGGTCGGCTGGACGCAATCCGTCATCGTCGTCGTGCTCGGCTTCGTGATTCACATCTGGAAGATCACGTGCATTGCGATGTTCCCGAAGGACGGCGCCGCACGCAATTTCGACCGCGAGAAATTCGGGCCGCTGATCGAGAGCACGCCGGTGCTCACTCCGCTGATCCCGGTCAAATCGCGCGTGAAGGACGTGACGGCTCTCTTCAAGTCGTTCCCAGGGGCGTTCATCAAGTTCGTGGGGTCGAACTCGATCTCCGACGTGAAATCGACATCGGCGAAGTTGCTGATTGTCGAGGAGCCGGACGACTGCAACCTGAACCTCCGCGGCCAGGGCGACGCGATCAAGCTCCTGGAAGAGCGCGGCAAGCAGTACCGCGACATGAAGATGCTGATCGGCGGCACGCCGTCGATCGAAGGCATCTCCTCGATCGACGCGGAGATGCTGCAGTCGGACGAAAACTACTGGGAGGTGCCGTGTCCCGACTGCGGCCAGTTCCAGCGCCTCGAGTGGGAACAGGTGAAGTGGACCGAGAGCGAGGCGGTCAACCATCCGGTGTTCGGGCAAGTAGTGAGCGAAAGCGCGCGCTATCTGTGCGCGCATTGCGGCTCGCTGTGGGATGACGCGCAAAAGAACCGCGGGATACAGCGCGGGAAGCCAGTTCCCAGCAGGCCGTTCCGGGGCGTCCTCGGTTTGTCACTGAACGAGCTTTACAGCCAAGGCTACAACTCGAGGATGCAGGTGCTCCTTGAGCGCTACCTGACGGCGAAGTTCGAAGAGGCCCGCGGCAGCATCGGCGAGCTGATCACGTTCTGGAATGCGGCGCTCGGGCGCTCCTGGCGGTATCAATCCGACATTCCGAAGTCTGACGCTCTGGCGGAGCGCGGTGAAGAGTATGACGAAGGCACGGTCCCGCACCCCGCGCTGGTGATCTCCGCCGGCGTGGACGTGCAACACGATCGTCTGCACGTGCATCTGTGGGCATGGGGGCCGGGTGAGGAAGCATGGCTCGTCACGCGGATCGTGATCTACGGCAACACGCTGGTGCCGGAGCAGGGAGCCTGGCCGGATCTCGACACGCTGCTCGCGCGGGGTTGGAAGCATGCGAGCGGCGCGACGCTCCACGCCGCGGCGGTGTCGATCGACTCCGGCGACGGGCAGACGGCGGAGTCGGTCTACGCCTTCGTGCGCAAGCGCAAGGGCCGCCGCTACATGGCGACGAAGGGCGTCGCGAGCGAGGGGAAGGAGATTTTCACGCAGCCGAAGCCATCGGTTGACGTGAATGTGAGGCAGAAGGCGGCGAAGTTCGGGTTGAAGCCCTACCTCGTCGGCACCGAACGGGCGAAGGACCTGGTGCTGGGAGCGGACGGCGGCGGGCGCATCAAACTCACCGGTAGCGGGCCCGGGCGGCTGCACTGGTTTCGGAGCGTCAATCCGGAATTTTTCGAGCAGCTCACGGCGGAGATCAAGGCGCCGGCGAAGAACAGCAAGAAGCGCGTGTGGCAGAAGAAAGCCGGCGCGCGGAACGAAGACCTCGACTGCCTGATCCTTGCGCTGCATGCGTCGCGCCACCCGCGCGTGAAGGTGCACCTGGCGGGAGAGGCGGACTGGGCCGCTCTGCGCAGCCAGGTCCTGCAGGGCCGGCTCGAGCTCGCCGGCGGCGCCGCGGCCGCCGAGCCCGACGCGGCCGTGCCGGCTGACGGTGGCGACGTCGAGACGTCTGCACCGCCGCCGCCGGCAGCAGCGCCGCGGCCCGCCGTCCGGCCGCCGCGGCGGGGCGGGTTTGTGAAGAACTGGTGAACGGAGGAGCGATGGAGCAGACGGTCGAGAAGAAGGAAATCGTGTACCCCGATTCCAACCGCATCGGGAAATTCAACCTGACGCACGAGCTGCTGCGCGATGGCTCGGCGCGGCCGATGCTGCAGGCGCTGTTCGGCCTATGCGTCGTGCTCGATGCCGAGGAGCATGAATCCGGCCGCGGCAAGAGCTATATCGCTGCGAGCGATCTGTTTCAGCCGCTGGCGGAGAACGAGCAAGTGCCGGAATACCGTATCGAATTCGCGTGCAACCAAGCGTTCACCAATCCCGAGCACGAGGCGCGGCGGCTGAACAGCGGCGCGTTCGGTTTCGTCGCCGTCCGGCAGATCATCGTGCGGGTGCCGGCCGCGACCTTCACGACCCACGGCAAAGCCCCCCACCAACTTCACTGACGGAGACAACGATGAGCGAAGCGAGAGAGCTGCCGCCGCTATTCGAGGGCGCGACGCACCGCCTGGCCGCAAGCGGCGAGCCGGTCAAGGCGATCCAGTGGAAGAAGGACGGCGACCACCCGAAGGTCGAGCGCTATCCGGTCGAGCGGCGTGACTTCAAGGGGCTGCTCGTCGCTGGGCCGAAGGATAAATTCGGCCTGCGCTTCGGCGAATGGATCATCGAGGACGCAAAAGGGCGGCTCTGGATCGAGTCGGCCCAGACGCTCCCCGCACGTTATCAGTCCATCGCCGGCGGGACGAGCGTCGCGTTTCTGTTGCTGCTCGCAGTGGTCGCGTTCGTCGCTGCTCTATTCGGCGCGCCGTCGGACCTTCCGCTTCTCCTCGGCGTTACGCACCTCATGTATTACTCGTCCATCAAGGGCCAGTGGGACGGCACGGCGAACGGCGTGTTCGATCTCGATACCGACACGGTCAAGGTTTCGGCGCACACCAACACCTACACCGTCAACCAGGACACGCACGACTTCTTCGACGACGTCACGAACGAAGTCACCGGCACCAACTACACCGCCGGCGGAGCGACACTCGCGAGCCCGACCGTCACGCGCTCGACCGGCACTGTGACCTTCGATGGTGCCGATATCGTCTGGACGCAGAGCGCCAGCGGATTCTCGACTGCTCGGAAGTTTGCGATCTACAAGTCCACCGGCACGGCGACGACGTCGCGGCTTTTCAGCG